ACCAGGCATAGCTTCAAATAAGAAGGGATTATTCATCATCAATCGGATGTGCGATAAAAAATATCTTCGCATGACCAGCATCCATGCAAATTCCCCACCAGTAAAGACACGAGTCTTACCGGAATCTATTTTACGCTGAGGCAACGCCTCATCCTTAAGATGAGCACAAAATTGTGGGTGAAAACGTTGACCTCTACTATAACAAGTCTCGACTTGGTTGACTCTGTCCAAAATAACATCATCAATCTTGTCAATTTTACCTTCAGGAGTAAAAGAAATAAAATTCTTTTTAGACTTCTTAAAAGGATTACCAGCACTAGTGGAAGTATTGATACTATCCACAAAAGACACACCATCGACTCCATTAAGTGATACATCCAGGGTATACACTTCAAGTTCCTGGATTTTATTTCCCAAACCTGCAAGTATATCATTAACAAATGCATCTTCACACAATCTCAGTTTTGAATCATGATGAACATGATTTTGTTCAACCATATCACGAAGTGCCTTATCCCAAGGTTTCCATGTCATATCTGGACAACCATACTTATCATCATATCCTCTATTGACCATAGATTCGTGAATCAATGTGCGCATAACCTTGGATTTGTTCTTTGGTCTATAACCACTGAAACTACCTATAGGTTCGGCCACTCCATTAGGAATGAATCGAACCTGAGATTTAGGATGGAGTCCAATAATGACTCTCTCATAACCAGGGGCACTAATCGGCAATTCTCCACAATCAACTTGAACGGTAAAAGATGACAAGCAATTCGTCAACATGTTTTGCGAGACATGTTGAAAAAACACTGTGCCAGGGGATCCACACGTATGAATACCCAATAACACTTGAGCCGTTCCCACTGAAGCTAAGCAAACTGAACCACAATCTCCCTTCTGGGTATCTAAAGCTACACTAGCAAAGTAACCGGGCACACCAAATATCGGATCAGTCCCACCTCTAATATTACTTAGAGCTAATTGGGAACTAATTCCGTTCTTAGAGTGCAAAACATAAGTACCTGAATAACGACCTTCGATGGGTTTATCCTTAATAAAATAAGGCACCAAATTGCACCCAGGAGGTACGGCTCGTATCTCAATAAGCGATAAATCACTATTGGGAATATGTTTAATACAGCTAGTATCAAAAGTGACA